CCCCAGCGCATACCCTTGATGCCGTAGTACATCTTGGCCTGGGTGAATTCCTTGGCGTCGCGACGAGCACGGCGGCGAACGCCCCACTTCATGCCTTTGACGCCGTAATGCATTAGCTCCGAATGGCCCATTCGCTTGTTATGCCCCTTCTTGTAGTACCTACGAGCGGCTTCAGCGAGAGTTGCATCGGTTGCGTAGGTTTTGCCCAGCTGGCCGGTGTCGAGTTCGTTGTAATACTTCTCTCGACGCTCAGTAGCAGTGAGCTGACGGTTGCGCTGGTTGCCGAGACGAAAGTTACGCCAGGCCTGTGCCTGTGCCTTGCGCTTCTTGATGTGGGCCTCAATCGTAGCAATGTCATGATCGCCATACTTAGCCTTGAGTTTGGCCTCGTACTTGGCGCGGCGCTCAGCATTCCGCTGCTCACGGCTCTTCCGAGCGCCCTTACGCATCCCCTTGACCCCGTAGTGCATGAGTTGGTCACTCATGGAGTCTCCTTCTGCAGGTTGATACGCCAGGCGTACTCCTGAAGCTGCTTCTCGATCGCCGTTACGACGAACGAATTTGCAGGCGGGTCGAATACGAGCCGCACTTGCAGATACAGGTACGTCTTGACGGCCTCAACGTTCTTCGTGACGCCACTGAGGTACTGATCCCAGGTCTCTGTCTTTCCGGTGATCTTGAACGAAGGGAGACCGATCTCCTCTGCGAACATGAGCGCCGTGTTTGTGTGAAGAATAATCTCCTGATCGAAAGCCGTATAGTCCTCAGTGATGCCGAGAGCCTTCTTGACGTCATTCAATATCGAATCAGCCACGGTCACCTCCAGGGTATCGTGTCGTTCGGCGTTCTCTCGACTAGAGGCTTGGGTAACAGGCTCGCGTCGCCGAAGTGAATCGCGTTATGTGTGTCGTGCCGCACGCAGACTAGGTATTCGGGGTCGAGGATGTCTGGATTGAACTCTCCCTCGAGGTCCTCGGGCCGAATCGGGTTCATGTGATGAACAAGAATCTTACCGTAGATGTCGTGACCCGGGACCCCGAGGTCGCATGCATCGTCTCTGAGGATAACCTTCTGCCTTGCTTGACGCCACTCGGTCGAGTGGTAGAAGGATTGGTTCAGATACCGTTCGAAACCGAAGGTCTGATCCCCTGGATCCTGGTTGAGACGTAGGTACTCGTACCGTTCCTCGAAGGATTCGATGCGAGAGAGTTCATGGTAGGTCCGAATCCGACTCAAGACCCACACCCCCTCCGGCGTAGGACTTGAATGCCTCGAGAACCTCCTTGTAGGCCTCCTCCCCTCGTGCTGAGGCCGCCAGAGCGTCGGCTTTGGCCTTGAGCATGTCGTTCTCGGCCTTGATTCGCTCCTGCTCCAACCGCTCTCGGCTCGTGGCGAGCTTGAGGTAATGCGTGATGATGGAAGGAGGAGCCGTGCCGTCCAGTAGCATCTCCTCGGCTCGCTGGACTGCGAGCGAAATGAGTTGATTCTCCTGCTGCTCCGGAGTGGCGGCCCGTCCTCTGGGTGACTTCTTGGCCCTTGCCACGGAGTTCTCTCCTATTCCGGGTTCCTTTGCTGTTTCCGAATCCGGGTTTCAGGTAGGACAGGACGACTTGCGTACCCCTCGTTGGGTAGAAAGGAACGAACGCAAGAAGACCCCAACGACACAGGTCGTCCTGTCTTATCCGAAACCCGGATTCGGGATGCCCAAACCTACCTCCGGGGAAAACGCGAGGTGCGGGCCGATGACGGGGGGTGGGCCATTTTGCGGACCCTGTCCCCCCTCTTTCGAAGTTCGAAATGGACGAAATGGACGAAAGCTCGTCAGAATTCACGTTCTACAACTTGATAGTTTCCAGTCAAGTTGAGTTCGAGAATCTCTTGAATCGCTTCATTCGTTGCTTCGAGTTGATCGGCTTCGGTGAGGTCAGTACTAGTGGTAGTGACCCGTGCCAGGTAGGCACAGGTGTGGTAACCTTGAGTAACATCAAAGTTAAACCACTCTTCGAACTCATCGAAAGGATCGTAAGGATTGTCCTCAGTAGTCAGTGCTAGGCGTAGCATGGGTCTAAGCACCTCTATTCAAGGACAATGGACAGTTGACAATGGACAGAAGGCTAGCCATTCAGGTACTCCCTAACTCTAGCTGTAGAAATGCCCAGTGCCTCAGCGATCTGTGCTGTGTTGGCTCCGTTAGATCGAAGAGTCTTGATTCGATCCTTCTGAGCACCAGCAAGAGGAAGCTTCTCCTTTGGCAAAGCCAGTGACTTGATGGTGTCAAGATCAGAGTTGGCTAGAATATGCTCCATCATCGAGTTAGATATAGCACCTTTCTGGATGGCTTCCCACTCACGAGGGGTGGGGACCACTCTTGTGCCTTCTCTATCGTAACCAAGACGGCGGCGGGCGGTCTTGATGGCCATGGCCTCAAGCTTAGCCCGTTCTTTCTTGGTTAAATTTGGATTTGATTCAAGCTTCTTCTGCACAACACCTTGTGCCACTAGCTGTGCCTGCCGCTCTAGGGGCTTCTGTTTGAGGGCCCGGTTTAATTTAGCGCGGAGGGTGGTAACTTCAGGGGCATAGCTCTTAGCAGCCCGGGGGTCTCGTTTGATGGCGGGGGTTGAAATAGCACGCTTCCTACAATCGTTGGCCAGGGCCTTCAATTCGTTGGCGTGCTGTGCGTAAATACCCTCCATCAGTGTACCAGAGGACAGCTTCCTAGCATCGGTAGCCTCAGCCATCCTGGTGGTCTTGGTCTGCTTCTTGACTAGCTTGCCCTGCTTGTTAATATAGGACTCGCCAGTCTCCTCGTAGACCCTGCGACCAGTGGCTGCATCATATGGACCGCCCTTCGCTGCACTGCGCGGCTTGCGATGGGGTACATACTGAACACCCTTAGACCTGGAAATAAGAGTGGCCGCTCCTTTATCGGCGCCACCCTGGTACTTCCTCTTCAATGCAGCGATGCCGTTGTCTACCTCGGACTGTTTGTAGTTGAGATTATGCTTCTCGGCATCAATAACAACCATGGAGTGACGAACAGCCCGGGACAATTCATCGGCACTGGCACCCTTGAGAGTCATGTCAGTAATAAGATTGGATACCTTACCCATCTGGGTCTGAGTATCCGACATCCTCTTCATACCAGGGTACCCAGGATATGTTCTCTTGGGGTCGAATCCCTTCAATCCCTTGAGTGGGGCGGTGGAACGAATCCTGGTCTTTCCCTTGTTGGGAATTACCAGGACGGAGTCGCCATCAAAATCAGCACCGCTAAGACGCTCAGCGACAGAAGGATGGATCCCAATAGCATCCCTAGCATTGCCAAGAATACCTCGAGACTTCTTACCTCGGTTGTTAACAGTGAGCGTAGGAATCTCGAAAGTCCCGCCATGAGGATAACGCACGAGACTAACAACGTCACCGTCCCGATAGTTAGGAGCATACACCTCACCCTTCTTGAGATGGGGCATCGGCAATAACACCTGAGACGCTTGACCTGGGAGGGCCTTGGCCTTGAGATGTACCGAAGCCGAGTCGCAGTCATCAGCCAGGGACATGAGCATCCGCTTACGAATAACGGGGTTCGTAAGGCCCATGATCTCATCGAGCTGTTTCCGCTTTTCATCACGGACAGCCTGAAGTTGGCGCTTGGCCAATTTGGGGGACTGCTTGGATAGGAACTGTGAGGCCAGGGACTGGGACCATGAGTCCCACTTGCCCTCCTCATTCACAATATTGAGTGCGCTCAGTTCCTTCTTGCCAGTCTTCGGGTCCTTAAATAACTTCTGTTTAACGACCGCACCAAACGGATTCTCGGGATCATCCTTCATGGGCTTGAGGACCGTGTGGTCCTTGCTGCCCAGCATGGGTGTGCCCTTCTTCTTGTTGGTGTTGAAGACTATGTCCTTGCCCTTCGGAATATCATCCGAGTACATGGCCATGCCCTTGAGGTAGTGCGTTCCATCCACAGAAATGCGCACCTGGGCGTAGTTCGAGCCACCGAGGCTGAGCTCTTTGACTCCACGACGGAGCAGAATAACCCCATCCATGTCTGTACCGCCGTCTTCGGCGTACTTGATGGCGACCTTCTTCGAAGATATGGCTCGAGGAGTACGAAGTCCGGTCGACAGCAGCCCTTTCTCGTCGATGACTACACCAGGAGTGCGGATCTTGTCCCTCTGTGCATGAATATCGGCAGCTTTGGTGCCTGGAGGGGCGAGAACCTTGAGGATGGTGTAGTTATCGCTGTTAGCCTGCTTGACCTTGACGTCGTGAGTAGTATATCCCTGAGCTTTCAGGGCCTCAACGGCTGTCTTCAAAGATGTCGACGAACACTGTAGGTTCTGCTCGACGCCAAGACCGTACTCGATGAACTTCTTCTGCTTCACCTCGTCGGCCAGAATATCCTTGACCCGGGTGATCTCGTCCTTGCGATATGACGCGTTAGGCTTGAGAAGCTCACGAACCGAGGACTCGTTGAGTCCCATACGTCGACCGATCTCTGTGTTCGGCAGACCGGCGTCCTTGAGACGAGAGGCTCGAGAAATATCGCCAGCCTTCTTCTCGGCACGAGCGATGCTGTTCAGAGCACGGTACTCGGTGGTACTCATGCCCCAGGCCTTGGCGATATCGACCTCAGACATACCCTGCGCCTTGAGCTTGTCTCGCTCGGCGAGGAAGCCCTGGGCTGACTGATATGGATCCTTACCAGATCCCCAAGGGTAAATAACGACCCGAATGGCGCTTGGTGCCGTAGTGCATCAGCTCATCACGAGTCATGGGCCTCACCCCCAATGCGCTCGAACGTGTATCCTTTGCATGTGGGCTGTAACCCCCGAAGTGTCTTCGAAACACTGCCTGGACTGACTCCAAGATAACGGTCAGCAGCCCCAGTGGACGGGAATATCCGTCCGGTCTCTCGAATTCGAACACGAGTCACGGCATAGCACGGCTCAGCGAGTCCTAGCTCGAATGCGTGAAGCATGTTCCCGGACCTGGTAGTGAGTTCGAGATTCACAACGTGGTTGTTTGTTTTGTCGCCGTCAATATGATTGACTTCTCGACCCTCGACGCCACACTCATAGAAAGCATCGGCTACCAATCGATGAACCGAGACGGTCTTTCGTTCCCCAGCAATCCACAACTTGACGCGCAGATATCCCGCCTTGTCGGGGGTCTGCTTCAGAAGGCGAAACTTCTGTTTGTCAAACACCTGCCCCCAGGAGCTAATATCATACCGAGGAATTCCGCGCGCTTCATTCCACAACTCCATCAAGAATCCTCGCTCTTGATCTCCTCGATGAGCTTGTCAAACCAGACGATCTTATCCATGATATGGGCGATGTCGTCCGGTTTGGGGGTGTCCACCAGAATATCATCGTTCTGGTAGATGCGAGTCTCGACGTTGATCTCGCCGGGCAGCTTCTCGTACTCCAGGCAGAACAGTGCTGCGTAGATATGAAGCTGGACCATGTTGACACGAGTCACGCCGGTCTTGAGGTCATGAATACGGAGAAGATGTTTCTTCTCGTCGAAGCCGATGGCGTCGGCGGTCCCGAATGCGTTCTCGCTGTGATATAGCACGACCTCTGGGTCAAGACCGTAGCCAATGGCGTCGTTCACGTAGGCGTTGAAGGTGGCCTTGTTCCTCGGCATTCGCATCTTTAGGCGAATATGCTCTGCGGCCAGGGCGTGAAGCCTGGTCCCCATCGCTGCCGCCTGTGCTGTCCTGAACGCCTCGCCCAGTTTCTCGTCGTCGTAGTTGACCCAACTGTGCTTGCTGGCGCTCAGAAATGCGTGCAGGCCCTCCAGCCTTGAGTGTACGTTCCAGTTCATCGAGCGTTCCTTTCTCGTTCTCTGGGTATATGAATGATGCGAAGGACCACTCACCGAGCTTGTCGATGAAATGATCCTGGTTCGGTCGGTGAGCAGCATCGGCGCTTCTCTTGACCTCGAGTGCGGCCCACTTGGATCCGAATATGATGATCAGGTCGGGTATGCCCTGATTGTGGTTCGGATCGTTCTTGAGGATGAGGCAGCCAGGAAGGCGTTCCTCGATCCTGGATATGAGTCCGCGTTGGTAGTCGCGTTCGAGCATGGGGTCTATCCTCGAATCGAGAATTATACCCACGGCTGGCCGGGGCGCCGCATGTGTCGGTACTCGTAAGTTGTTTGAGTGTTCTATGCGGTGTTGAGGTAGCGTAGTTTTCAGCCAGCCGTGGGAGCTGTGGTGAAGAGAGGGGTCGAAAATATAGAAGGCCCATCTCCTTCATTAGGATACATGTTCGCGACGCGGTTTATTGTACATGTCGTTGAGACTTGCACCAGGACTGCGTGTACAGTACCGCTTGGCCAGGTGGCCACTTGACCCCTGTATACTCTCTATATATAAGAAAATTTACTCAACTCCTGGTAATCAGAACAAAACTGGCCAATTGGCCAAATTGGGGTATAAACGTTGAAATTGCAACGAAAAGTGGTGGCCAGATCCGTGGCCAACCCCGTTTCAAAACTGGCCAATTGGCCAAAAACTGGCCAAATTTGACGCACGTGTACACTACCGATTTCGGCCGATTTCAAAACTGGCCAAAAAACTGGCCAATCGCATGCGTCACTCCAGTCACACAAACATCAGAAGCGTTGCCCACCCGCCATACCAAGTGATACAACGGGTGGTACAACAATCACCTCAGAGACTCGTAAAAACCCCTCTCGTTGAAGATCTCCTTGACCCGAATCGCCCTCGATATGGCCTGATCGATGGGCGCCTGGCTCTTCAGGTAGTAGTAGTTCAGGACTGAATAAGGAGTGTTCAGCCTGTCGATTCGCCCCTCACACTGCTCCATGACCTTCCAAGAGTAGTTCTGAGAGAAGAATATCATCGTGTCGCAAGTGGTACAGTTCCAAGCCTCTGCACCGGCAGTGTATTGCACAAGATACACCCACCGAGGACCTTCCGGCAAGGCTTCATGCTTATGCCCATTGTACTCGGCGATCGGTACTCCGAGAATATCCCCCAACGACCGCAGCATGAAGAGCTCATAGTCGAAATTGTAGAAGACGATGACCCGAGGATGCTCCTCGCACAAGGCTCTCACCGCCTCAAGTCTCACAGGATCCTCATTCGTCACTCGTCTCAAGACGTGACAGAGGCCTCCGGCGTTCTTGATGGGCTCTTCCTTGTACGGATCGAAGCGATACTTCTGGATCGTACGATATGGCTTTTCCTCGTAGGATACCCGGACGTCCGTCCGCTTCTTGGTCGTCTTCTTGACAAAAGGCATGTCCACGAGGACCTTCTTCCGAAGCCGTAACAACTTCCCCTGCCCAAGATATCTCTCAAGACGAGGATAGCCCGCCCTGTAGTTAAACTGGCAGTGTTCCCTCTCGAACTGGGTGCGGTTCTTGAAGAAACCATTGGCTATGAATACCGGGCAGTAGTCCATCCAGTTATCACCAGGCGTGCCTGACAGCATTATCCACTCGTTAGCACGAGCCATCTTGACAAATGTCTTGGCCCATTTGCCGTTGCCGATAGCTCTTTGTTCATCGAATATGATGAAGGAGTCACGGATGTCACTGTAGTTACTGATGTTGTTCCACGAATCGACCGTCGTGTAGTCAGTCAGCCCATACATCGAGACATCTCCCTGCCAATCAAGGTCATCCCTCTTGCGAGCAGTGGTGATTATATATAACCTGGGTCCTTCGGCAAGCCGCCTCGGAAGATCGGCCGGATGCCGCACCCCCAGCACTCTCTCAACGTAGTACTGGAGGGCGACAACCGACTTCCCCGAGCCCGGCTTACCGGTCAATATGCACCCGTTCCTCAGGTTCTTCACCGCTTCGACCTGATGGGGCCACAGATCAACCGGTCCCAAGGCTCAGTCCTCTTCAGTGAGTATCTGGACGTATGGCTCGTTCGCACTCACGGCGGCACACGGAAGGTCTTCGAATATGATCTTGTCCTCGATAGCATCCCGAATGGTCACCATGAGTCCGCCGCCTTTCATGTAGGAACAGATGTTGAAGATACCCTCTTTCTCGTAGATGATCTTGTCTCCCTGAAAGATGATCAGAATAACGAATTCCCTCGATGGCATGTCAGTTTTCCTTCCTCTCAATATCGTACAACGATGGCCGCATCCAAATGGTTGTCAGGTGGTTGACGTCATCCTTCTGCTCCCACTCGCGAGCTGAGAAGGTCATGACCCCTCCGTCAACTAACCGGAAATACCAGATGGTCCAACCGGTCTCGTCGTACTCAGCCCAGCGTTCGCTGAACTCGGCCCTCCGAATGTCATTCCCGTACTCCCAGATCAGGATATACGGATCATGCCCGTCGTTGTGCGGGCTCCTGTACTCACTCACCACAGAACTCCTTGATATATGGTTTCCCACTTGCGTCGTTTAGCGTCCCACGCCCTCCTCATCGAGTCGCTGTGAGACTCCAGGAAGAGATTTGAGAGCCTATTATCAGTCAGGTCACCATTCAGATGTGCAACCCGCTGCAAGGGCTCCAGAGGGCCGTTGAAGGCCTCCCAGACCAGCTTCTGGACATACTTCGTCCGTCTAATCCCACGATCCCACAAGGTAACCTGGACATACCCGTTAGCCCTAAGGCAAGGAGTGAGAATCTGACCAGTCGAGATACGCCGAACCCTACCGAGATCACTGACCTCAATATCGTCGATGATGCTATCTTTAAATGTCTCAGTAGGAGCCAAGTCGGCAGTGCTGGGGGATTCCACTCTCCCTCTCTCCTTTCACTCCGTCGACCATGTGAATATAGTACTCGACTGGCATGTATTCCTTTCCGTCCTCCTCGATGATGGGCTTATACTTCGGTCCGTCCTCCTTATCACCCTTGGGTGGAAAGTAAGGGTACTCGTCACTGAGATACAGGTTATCCAGGGCGCAGTTCCAGACGTTGCCGTCTTTGTGACAGAGATAGTGCGAGTTGACCTTCTCTCCCATGAACGTCTCCCAGACGGTGAAAGCAACCGGGAATGTCCGGCTCTCCCCGTCGACACGAACCGAGAACATGAGGTTGGTCCTGCTCGGAGGCATCATGGGCTTGATCCGATGCAGGGTAGTCATGTTGATCAATTCGCCGCCCCTACTGATAGCAAAGCCCGGCCAGCGATCCAGAGGCGTGAATTCCTCATTCAAGTCCTTCAGATATAGGTTCTCCAAGGAGCAGTTCCAGGGATCACCGTCCACATACCGAACCTCGTGCATGAATGGGATCTCGCCATGGAAATGGGTCCACATGATCTTGCTGAGAAGCTGAACCCGGTAGCGATGTCCTTTGTAAAAACGGATCTGCGGAAGACCATACCGGGACGTCCGGATGGGTATAAGCTTGCCTGAGCGCTTCCCGTAGACGGTTCCGTCCTCTCGGATATCGTAGATGTTCGGGTCGGGCATCGGATCAGGCGTTGTCATTAGTAGCCTCCTCCACGAGACGGTACGCAGAAATCATGTCGTCAGCTACTCCGAGTAGCCCCTCTTTGTGCCAGGCGATCCAGTGGTCGCCGTGTCGCTCTACAGTATATGCTTTCATGCCCAGTCCTCCACGATTGTTACGGTATCGTCAGTCCACTGATCACAGATGAATTGGTCGATGGGGAGATATGTCTCGGTGTCGTCCAGCTCGACGATGACGAGAGCGGCCCGGGGGTCCTCGTCCCCAATGTCCCCATCACAACATAAATCCTTGATCTTTCGCTGAGCCACTCGACCATCGAGAGTCTTCAGAATCAGTTTCATTTGTGCCTCCCACACAAGTACAATACGGAAAAAATGAGGATCAGTTCTTGTAGCGAGCGGTGATGACTTGATGTTCGTCGTCGACCTCGAACTTGCGGATGTACCCCGAGAGACGAACCCGATGACCGTTATCTTTCAAAATCTCGAGGCTACCGTCTTCTGTCCAACGTATCTTTCCACTGACGCTCCAGTTCTCGATGTAATCTACGTTGGATTTGACATTAATGGTCCACTTGTCAGTGCGAGGTTCAACAACCTCATCTGGTTCCGGTTCGATAGGGTTGTCGTCCTCAATCGGAGGGAGTTCCCAGATAATCAGAGAGTCGTCTCCGACGACGTCGAATGTGTAGTCATCGGTACTGGCCTGGACTTCATGGACACCAAGTTCGTTATCGGTATCGACCTGTACGATCCACTCGGTGAAGTGGGGCTTGTCGACTTTGGTTGTGGCGACGATGTCGAAGTCGTAGCTACGGCCTTCGCGTGTGTGGAAATAAAGCTTCTTGAGCATGCGTTCGTTCCTTCTAGTGGGTGCGGGGGCCCCAGGTCTCCCCAAGGCCCCCGTGGATATGGATGTCAGTGCAGGATCGGCTCGTAGAGGCCCCAGAGCTGACCCTCGGTCATGAGGTCGAACTTGTTGTCGCTACGGCGGATAATCCACTTACCGACGGCTCCCGTGTGAAGATGAGCCTTGATCTCCTCGTCGCTGGCGGCCCAGGTGCGGACTTGACGGAGATTGTCGTTCGTGATCTTGACCGCCTCGCAGACGCTACGGCGAGGGTTGAAGAGCTTGACTTCGAGCGACATCAGAACGGAACCTCCTCGGTGTCGGCGTCCTCGGCGTACATAGCCTCAAGCTCGTCCTCCACGATGGTGAAGAAGCCCTTGTCAAGATATGCCGAGCAGAACTCCACTCCCGCTTGAGTGCGTCCGTGGTAGGGGCGGAGGGCAATATCGGCCCGCTCGAGGTCTGCGAAATCGAGGGCGCCGACTGTCTGCTCGTTCAGGAGCGTACGAGTACGTCCGATGATCGAGACGATCTTGGGAGGACGGCCTCCGAAGTTAACCTTCACCTTGATATAGGGAAGAGGCTCCTCCGTGTCGTCCCGAGGCTTCAGGGTCTTGATGTTGAACCCTTCGGTCCGGAAGTCGTCGACGGCATCGTCAGGGAGGATAACGCAGAAGGTGCGAGCCGTGTTCCCGAAGCGGTCTTTCTCTCCTGCGAAGTTACGGAAGAGGAGTCGGGCGTTCTTGATAGTGTAAGTGTTGACGGCCATGTCGTGTTCCTTTCTATGGGGTAGTAGTCTTGGGATAGAACTTGGTCGACGAAGTACGGAGGCGAATAAAGATCGTACTTCATGGCCTCCTCTCTAGGCGGATGATGCCGTGGTCGTGGAGGCGCATGAGGAGCCACCGGGCGTCCCACTCTTCCATGAGAATATCGTAGAGCCTCTTGATCCAATCCTCCTGTGAAGGATTCAGTAGGTCGCCGAGCTCTTCTTGAAGGAGGTCAACCTTGCAGATGAGCGACCATAGCTCACTGTCCGTGGTCTTCTCGATCATCGACGGAAGCGACGACAGAAATGACTCGATGGCTACTTGGCTACCGTGAACGAGACGGACCGTCGCAAGCTCTGAGAGCTCGGGGGATTTGTCACTCATTGTCGTCCTCCTCAAAAAATGAGACCCCCGTGATGAGCCCCGCCTGGACAAGGCAGCGCACGAGATCCCGGTCGTCCAGCTCATTCCGGCAGATTTCGATGAGCCTATCGATATGCTGGTGGCGCTTGGGGCCGTGGGTGCCGTCGGCGCAGAGCTCAAGCCTCTTGATGATCTCCTCGATCTCCTCGTCCTTCATGCTCTCTACCTCACACCGGAGATGCTGGCTGTAGTCGATGAGGATATCGGCAGGGGTCTTGGAGGCATCGTAAATAGTGCTGGGCATTGGTTCGTTCCTTTCGTTGCATGCCTGGATGTAGTCTTTTACTGAGATAACCACGTTCGTTCCTTTCTCGAGAAACTTAGAACCCGGGTTGGGTTCTAAGTGTGAGGTTGTTCAGTTGGTCTTGAATGTGTCGCAGATGTTCTTGGCCATGGCGAGCATGTCCTCTTTCGTTGCCGAGAGGTGGTGCTGGTCGCAGTAGTCACGTGTCGCGTAGTAGGCGAACGTAGCTATGGCGAAGCCAACACCCATCTCAGCAAGGTTGGTGAGGACGTACTGGCGGGCGAGGGAGGGGCAGGACATGGCAGTACCTTTCTGGTGGGGGTCTCATTATATACCCTGCCCGTCTCGCGATTCATACTGTTAGGAAGGTATCGACGTCCGTATACTTCTGAATTTGCCCTCGGGCAGCGTCCACGAGTTCCCTTCCATATCGATTGTCCAGCTTAGCTCGCCAGTCGTCTCCGGCGTCTTCGTAATCCAGCCAGAGATACCCCTTGCAACCTCCGACATCGCCGTACGAAATAACCTCATTACCCTCTTTGTCCACTCGATGATTCTCTCGTACAAGTCGACCGGCCCCGGGAGTGTCTGGGTTAACAGGAATGAAGCGCCCGACACGTCCGACGAATTTGCGGTCATTCTCGCCGAATTCAAGCAGCATTCGTGTAGTAACCGATCGTGTCTGGGCGACATCTTCGAGATCCAGAGGATCTCCTGAGAAGAGTGTCTTGAACACGACGGGCTCTTGGAACTGCTTGCCAGTTGCGTGCCAGCCTTCTTCGTCGTGAGCGATATAGACGGCGTCGTTGACGAGCAGCATACGATCGTAGGTCGCTTCGTGCTCGAATGTGTAGCCGTACTTCTGCCCAAACTCGAAGACCTCCGAAATGATGCGATCGTCGGCGTTCGGGATCTTGATCGAGTCTGTCTTGATGTGGGCAACGGTGTATCCTTTCTCCTGAACGAAATGCTTCAGGTCGACCATAAACAAAGCGCCGCGCTTGGCGACGATGTTGTCCACGTTCCGGGGGTCTCGGAGTGGGTTGTCGAATTTGGCGGCGGTGAGTCCGTACGTCGAATTCAGTGCGATCTTCAGCGCATAGGCCAGAGCGTCGAGGTTCGAGTCGTCGTCCAGATATGGAGCCAGCGCCCCATTCAGGATCTTACGAGCCTCGTCGAGTTCCTTGTGCTTGATCAGGATACGAGCCTTCTTGAGCTCGCTGTACCTCTTGGTGTAGGGCCCGAACAACTGGAGTTCCTCGATCGACGTAGGATGCATCGACGCAATATCCAGTAGGGCCACGTTCTCGTGATACCCGGGTTCAGAAGAGACGTAACCGCCCTCGCCGACCTCTTCGCCACGATATGTCGACTTGCCGTACTCGTACTTGTAGCCGGGGAACGTCTCCGACAGGTCTGTGTACTGCAAGTACTTCTGGGTGTCCCGCTGACCCTGGAATATGATCTGGGTGGTCAGCTTGTTGGTGCTGGAGTTGACAGGGAGACCCGCGATCGCAGCGAGGATCTGACGAGCTTCCCAGTCCGCTTCCAGATGGTCCCACACCTTCTCTGTGGCGATGACGTCGTTATCACAATATGCGGCGACCTCTTCCCACATCTCCTCCGGCACTGGTTCGTCCCAGGGAAGACCGAGCTCCTTGTGGTGGATACCCAGTTCGATCTCCCACTTCTTGAGGGATTGCTTCTTGGCGGCGAAGTCGTAGATATCGGTATAGGACAGGTTGTATGCCTCTCGGAATCCCTCCTTGATGAGGTTGTTGATGATCTTACGAGAGAGGTGGTAGAGCTGGATGTTCGAGTAGCCCAGGATACGACCGTAGAGGATATGGTTGTCGTACCGACGGTTGTTGAACCCGACGAGCTTCTTCTCGATAAGATCGGAGATCTCGTTCGGAGTCGGATTGATCATCCTCTGGATCTTGTTGGCGCCACGGACCTTCCAGTTCACAAGGAACAGGTTCGGAAATACCTCGACGTCGTAAATGATCGGGGTATCGTCGTCCGGCTCCTCATAGGTCTCCTCATGCTCGCTCTCTGAGGAGAACGGCATTTCCTGCACCAACTTGATGCAGTAGTCGGCCTGATGAGTGGACTTCATGGCGAACGTGAGGACCTTCTGCCTCATGTCCGACACGTCGTAGTCCATCCCGGATTCTTTGGCGTCCGTCAGCACCTTCATGATGAAATCGATGCTTGGCTTTGTCCCGGGATGGAATTCCTTCCGCAGGTTCCGCTCTATGAGCTTCCGGATAGACTTCTCGTTCTGCATGACCTCCTGTCGGATCAAGGGTTTCTCCTTGACGGGAAGATATCCGTCCTCAACCGTGGTAAGGCCCTGGTGGGCGGTGCACTCGGTGAGGCGTCGACGGAGGGCGGATTTGCCTGAGTAGACTTTGCACTCGACTCCGGGCCGCACCAACCGTGAAAGTACGGAAGGATCCCCCGAATATCGATAGTGGATGTGGATTCCACCCCCCGATCGGCTGAGTTCAGCATAGGAGGGAACCCACCTGCGAGCCTCTTCCAGACATTTGTCTCTGTCCTTGTCGAGGTCGATGTCGATGACGACGTCTTGCTCGGGTACGAGGACATAATGCTCCTTTCTAGTGTCCAAGTCCTTCAATGTCGTCGTGACGTCGACCCAACGTTTCGCTGGGAGGCCGTTTTCATTGGCGTACTGCGCCGGACAGTCCTTATAGAGCTCGTCGAGATATGACGGCTGCTCCTTCATTTCAGTCCAGTCCGAAATCGGGCTCTCCGTCTTCTCCCCCTGGGAAAATTTGGATTTCAGTAGCCCTTTATACACCTTTCGCCGGCGTTCCCCGTCGACCATGATGCGATCGTGGAACTCCTCGAAGTAATCCCGGATCTCGTCCTTGAACTTGTACATGGGGTACATAGCTCCGTCCGAATATGCCTGGGAGTACTCCTTGTACATCTCGTAGATGCGCTTGAGAGTGACCCCGTCCTCATCGTCCAACTCGTCCTGATAGAAATCGAGGAAGTTGAAGATGGGATTGGTCTTACTAATCATGCCGATGGGTTTGTAGTCGTCGTAATACGACGGCCCCTTGGACTTGTACAAATCCATGCAGTGTTTGACGATGCCTCCGCGCTCGTCCTCGATACGAGACATGATCTCGCTGTACCGACGAATATCGAGCTTGCGACCCGAAGGCTCTACATCGATGAGGCGCCTCGTCAGCCCGCTCTTCGAGTCAGTGATGCGCACTGGCAAGTTGGTGCCTACGAATAACATCGCCTCAGACTTGAACGTATAGAGGGATTTCCCCTTCTCGTTCATAACCATCGGCTCATGAGATATGAGGCTATTTAGGCGGCTGTTGTCCTGGATCCTGACAAGGTTGCCGTCGTGCTGAATGGCCACTCGCGGATTTGACTTGAACGGCTCGAGGGCGAATTGGTCACTGGGACGTCCGATGGCTGCCGCGTCAAACTGACCAATATGACCATCCAGTAGTCTCGAGATGAGGTTTAGGATGGTCGACTTACCGGACCCAGCCGATCCGTAGAGCACGAAGAACTTCTGGATCCAGGTAGAGTCTCCCGTGAATACGGATCCGATGCCCCACTCGAGTTTTTCCCTCTCGTCCGGATCATAGAGGGTGCTCATGAGCTCCTCGTAAGCAGGGCACGGATCGTCACTCAGAGAATATGAGAGCGTTCTGGTTGCGTAGTCCTCCCTTCTAGGAGTCTGATTGGCGAACAGTATTTTACTATCAAGTGGCTGATGGACGTCGGGAAGCTTAGACATCCACGCCTTGTAGTCGGAATATGTCTTGGAGTCGTAGTCCCCCAGATACCGTGCCCAGACGGACCCGTCGACTCTCTTCGAGGCCTCTTGGAATCGACGGGTCACGTCGGCGTCCACGATACGGATCAGGTCGTACTCGTGAGTGCTCCAGAAATGTGTCTCTGGATTGTACACGGCGTAGAAGGACTTCCCACGAACCATGAGATCCTTGAATTGGTGCACACGCCAGGCCGGCCGTACCTCGGTGGTGCCCGATTTCAGGGCTCGCTCCTTGATCTCGTAGAAATCCATTTGACTCCTTATATGTCGTAGTTCTCCGCGAGGTAGAGTTGCATTTGATACCAGAGCTCAAGGCGGTTCTGGTTCGGGAACTCCCCCGGCTCGTAGAACTCGGGAACGGACTTGAGAGGGAATATGCCTCCGCGTCCGTGGGAATCGTACTGACGACTCATCCATCGGTCGATAGCCTTCTCGACCTTTCGATCGAGTTTATCATCCAGCATGACGTCGCAGTCCATGAAGTTGATTCCGAGGTTGTTGATCATCTCCCAGAAATAAGGAGCGGGGCCCTCGTCATCGTCCAGCTCAAACGCCATACGATCCGCCAGTCCGAGAAGAACCTCGAGAACGTTGGCTGGGCGTCTGAGAAATGCCGGTGGAAGCTCGCCGCCGTACCGGTTTCGCCACTCACGGCCATCCATGTCCCGATTGCGGTCCATCATGGCGGAGTAGCGGAACTCGGTACGGTAGAGCTTCATCAGGAGGAAGTAGCTGTCGAAAATACTCGGCAGCTGGTTTTCGTCCTCCCCCAAGAATGAGACTAGGAAGTCGAAGTACTCGTCTTCCATCAGCGGGATCCTGAGTACGAGTCCTCAACAACTTCGAGGCGAATATCGTAGGAGAGGTTGAAGTTGCGGATCCACATGACCGTGATCTCATCCGGTCCAAGGATGAGTTCGACGTCGCCGAGCCACTCGTCCTTGTTGTCGATCGTGATCATGTCCGTGTCACACAAGACCTCGTCGTCGACGAAATACATCAAGTTGACGCGCTCGAACCCGAATGCGCCCTCGTCGTACTCCTGCTCGGAGATGGCCCGGATGGTGTCCCCCTCCGCGACCTCCTCGTCGTCCTCTTCCTCGAAATCCTCTCCCATAATCTCGGAGAGGTCGTCCTCCATGGTGATGTCGAGATACTCGTCGTTGACGATCTCCTCATACTCGTCCATTGTCGGCTCCTTCACTTCCTCCTCCGGCTCGGCCGGAGTTTCTACAGCCTTCTCCTCAGGCTCCTTCTTCTCGCTCTTCAAGTCCTGCACAGCAAGAAATCCTGCCGTGAGACCGACGACGAGCGCCGGTAGTAGTTTCACTTGCGTCCCTTTCGTTTAGTTGCTCGACCGATGGCGAATCCGACTAGGATCAGAAATGCTACCTTCATCGAATTGCCACCCTGTCAATCTGGTCGTAAATAACGCCGTCGACGTTGAAGTCGAGGACGAACTTGGTGACCTCACGTCCGAGGACCGGGTCGTAGTCGCGGTAGTTGAATACCTCGAAGTTACCGAACTCGACGATGCCGTCACCGTCCTCGTTGTCGTAGACCCAGCCCACCACGGACCCGGCAGAAGTCGGGGGCAGGCCGAGGCCCTTGTACACATCATTCAGGAGCAGATACCCACGAGTCCGCAGGATGTCGTTGGCGTAGTTCTCCTGAGCGTGGAGGATCATGAGGCTGTAGTCCTCGTTCCCCTCCCAGGCTTTCGCGTTCTGGTCGAACACGACAGCATATGGCGAGACGCCGAGCTCACGCATGAACTCCTCAGGCTTGAGCTGGAACTCGCGCCCCGTCTCGTTGTAGTAGTCCATCTTCGCCTTGTCAAGGGCGTTGGCGTCAGCCTCAGCGAGAATACGCTCGGTCTCCTCTTTGCCGAAGCCCCCCTCGATACGGTCCTTGTAGTTGCGGAAGGACTCCTCGAGACCGGCGTAGGCCATGGACAGACCAGCAATCCGATGCGCAGAAATGCGGTGCGCCAGGATCAGAGAAATGGCGGAGGCCGTTCCAATGCTCAGCGGCAGGGCATAGTGCTTGACAAGGTGCTTCGTCAGGTTGCCCCAGGCACGAGCCTTGGCGATCTGAATCTCGCGCTTGTCGAACTTCTCCTCGTCCTCAGCCGCCTTGACTGTCGACAGCTCGTTCAGGTCCTCCCAGGTGACCTCGCCAACGCTGAGCGTCTGCTTGGCCGTGAGGACTGCGGTTGCGGTGAAGCCGGCGATCCCCAGACCCGTCAAGATGGCGGGAGCGTGCTTGGAGACGATGAGAGCGCCCTTGCCGGCGAGGCGCGAAATAACTGTAAGACTCATGATGCGAAGTACTTCCTCTCGTTAAGGCTGTTGTAGACTGCGATTACCTGACCGTCACTCATGCGGTCGACCTTGGCGACCCAAGCCGCTGACCCTCCGTATGCTTGGCGCAGCTTAGCGCGCATCTGCTCGACGCTCATTTGTTGTTCCTTATGTCGTTCACGATCCCTGCGATGAGAATGGCGTTGATGACTATTAGGCCTGCGAATATGACCCAGACCGGCAGGGATCCTAGACCGGCGAGAATGAGGAGAAAGATAAAGATGGATAGGAATATGGATGTAAGCCCGTAGATAACTGTCATCTCTTCGTCGTCGTTCATCGGACGTCCTCCGGTTTCGGTAGATCGAGAATGTATCCATTGCGGGAACGGACTGCGCGTCCGCTACGGAGATCCCGCCATCCCCAGTTCTCATCGGTGTACGACTGGGAAATGCCGGCCATGCCGTATAGGTCCCCCACGGTCGCCACGTCGTACTGGTCGCAGATGCTGATCAGGTGATTCAGGACATCCTCGGCCTCACTACGGGTTGCGAATATGATGGACTCGAGATTGTGCTCCCGACGGTCTCTCTGAGTGTACGTCCGCTCGGTTGGAGTCTCACGACGTCCGTACGTCCGATTGGAATATGAAGTGTAGGTCTTGTTGCTGCGAGAGCGCTGAGGACCGCCGTCGCCTCCGAAGAGTAGACGGTCGATCCCGGATGTGAAGATATCGCTCACGGCGTTCTTGACGCTTGGTAGGGCGATATCCCAGAGAAGGTAGTTGGCCACCTCCTTGATGTCCTCAGCGAAGAACGCCTGAAGCGCCTGCTTGCCGAGACTGCCCTTGTCAATACGCGCCGGAGTCTTGACGACCCTTTCGACGGCGGGCTTGGTCTTCCGTGAGTTGGAGGGGAAATCCCCACGCACGGGTACGTTATCGGTCATGTTCGCTCCTTCTGATATGCGGGGCCCCAGGTCTCCCCAGGGCCCCGCTCGGGTTTCTCAGGCCTCGATCTGGTTGAATACGTCCGGCCGCTCTTTCTTGGCCTGCTCGATGAGTGCCTTGGGCATGACGCCGTTGAAGAACTTGATGCTCTTCTTCTCGTCCTCCAGCAGGCTCAGAACGAACTCGTCGTAGAAGATGCTGTCCTTGAACTTGGCGAGGATCTCCGGCGACTTCTGGAATCGCTTACCGTCAGACGACCGCTCGCCGTAGGCCTTGTCGACGATGGTGCGGAAATAGTCGAACAGCTTGAACTTGTCCTTCTTGGTCCAGTCCTCGGGCTTACGAGACATGAATGCCTGAAGCGTGTCGGTGAAGCCGTCGGGCTCCGACTGCTGGAGATCAATCAGGTCCACCTTGTTCATGTGGAACCAGAGGGTCTCGGTGACCATGTCGCCGTCAAAGGTCTCGGCGGTAACGTTCATCTTGATCATGGATATACCTTTCAGTCCATCGAGTTGAGAGTAGTGGCTGCGAGCGACTTGGTCTGGTTGACAATATGGTCCCACGAGGTCTTCTCGTCGAACTTGTCGCTCTTCTGGATGACGCGCTTAACTGTCTTGCCGTTCTCGGTGAGGGTAACCACCACGGCCGCCTGAAGCTCCATCGTTCGTCCTTTCTGAAAAATGAGAAACCTAGAACCCGGGTAGGGTTCTAGGGTGAGTAGGGTCAGTCGTCAGACTCTTCGACGAGCTCAGCGTCCACGATGTCGTCGTCCGAGTCGGAGGCGGGCTCCTCGTCGTCGCTGTTACTGTTAGCAAGGGCCTTCACCAGGACGAGCGCGGCGAAACCGGCTGCGGCTGGCAGCACGTAACGCGCACTCTTCTTGGCGACGGCACCGAGCTTGGTCCAGTTGACAGTGACGATGGGGGTCTCGTCCTCAACGGTCTCGGGGGTCGGAACGGTGGTGGCAACGGTGTTCTCGGACATGAGAGTTCCTTTCGAGTTGATGGGGTCTCATTATAGTGCGTGCAGAATTTGCGAAAGCCTATGCCCTTTGTTAGAGGGCACGGGCGTCTAGTTGGTCGAGGGCGTCTGCATGGAATCGATGGTCTCGGCAAGGGTCTCGGCGTACTGTCGTCCGGCCTTGTCACCGACATATGTGCCGAGGACACTACTACCGACGCCGTAGATGGCGGTCAATACCACTCCGGCTGGAGGGCAGAGAGCGCCGACAACGGCACCGGCGGTAATGCTGGCGGATGTCGAGGCGACAAGGGATACAACTTTGTAACCGGTGGTCTCTTTGAAACTCATGGGGGTTCCTTTCTAGATGGGTCTCGTTATAGGCGGTGCTCCTTTCACGAAAGCTTGAACCACTTCTCCGTGGGCTCGACTACGAAATCAACGACCACGACAGCCTTCCCGTCATCCGAGACCTGGGCGCCGTAGTGCACCTCGATCTGCCTCTGCTCATTCCATCCGAGCTGATCACCCAAGGAAATGCCCTCGAGGCCAATGCCGGCGTAGAACTCGTTGAGGCTGACGCACATCTCTCGGAGGAGAGTGTAGTTGAGTTCGTTGACGACACGGTCGATCTTGTTGACGGTGGACTTGAAATAACGGCCGCTGTAGGCGTCGTAGAACAGGACGTCGCCCTCACCACAAACCACAGCTGCGTCACGAGGATATGGATCCATCTTGGACGCGGCATTCTGGGAGATCGTCTTCTCCTCCGGACCTAGGCGATCCTGAACGGATGCGCGATAACGGTCGTACACCTGGCGAGTGCCCTCGTAGGCAAGGAGCAGGGACGACTCGCGCTTGACTGAGATGCTGTGAGCTCCGATGACACAAGCGCCAGTGGCCAATATGGCGACGGTCGGAGGAGCGTAGATCTTGGCGTAGATCTTGATTCGCTGCTCTTTGGTGAGGCGCTTGAAGTCGTCAATATCCCACTCCTGCATCTGGCGGTCCGCATGGACGCTCAGAGCGACCGACGCCCCGAGGCCCAGCAGCGCCAGTCCGGTGAGGATATGGTGCGAGTTGCGTACGACGAAGTCCTGGGTGGCTTTGACGAATGCGAGATTCATTTGCTCTCCCCTCCAATGTTGATGAGCGCTTTATACCACTCGTTCTCTTCGAGATTGTCCTCGCGTTTCCGAATGTAGTCTCGATACATCGTCTTTACAGAATCACTCACGCTACTCTGGATAGCATTGATGAGCATCTGCTTGGCGACTTCGGGGGCCACGTCGGCTGGAACCGTGAGTGTGACCTTCTGCGTATTGGTGATGGGATCCGGATCGTGGAATTCCAGCTCGATGTCTTCAGGGTTCATATGCGTTCCTTTCTATCGAGAAACCTAGAACCCGGGTTGGGTTCTAGGGATGAGGTGGTCAGTTGGCGGGAGCGTTCTGCTCCGCGGCTTTCTTGCTTGCGTACTCCTCGACCGTCTCTTCAAGCACCTTGGTCATGTAGTACTGGGTGGCGAAGGAAACGGCGAGGAGGGCAACGGAGAAGACGACGCGGGTCTCATTATAGGCCATGCAGGATCCGCGAAAACCTATGCCCCTTGTTAGGGGCACGGGTGTTAGAGGCTAGAGTCGTGGTCAATGATGCCGGAGAAATCCTTCTTCGAGACCTTGTAACGGGAGAGCACCCACTTGACGATGGCGTAAATACCAACGCAGTAGATGACAGACTTGACAAGGTTCTCGACGAGGCGGGAGATCAGCATGATCAGTCCTTTCGGTCTATAGGTCTCATTATATGCCCTGCGGATCTTGCGAAAACCTAGAACCCGTGAAGGTTCTAGGTGTGAGAGTCACTTCTTGGTAGAGTTCTGTCGGAAGATCTTCTCGATCTCGGCCCAATCCTCTTCGAGTTGCTTCTCTACGTCGTCGTAGTCCTGGGCGGGCTGATCTGAGGCAGACTTAAGGAGGGTCCGCTGGCGGCGGACGGTCTTCTTGAGCGCCTTGATCTGCTGTGCCTGGGAGTAGACGGTGTACAGAAACATGACGAAGGAGATGAAACCGAATGCGATGAAGAGGCTAGACATGGCGAATTCCTTTCGTGGGGGTCTCGTTATAGGGCTTGCAAAATCCGCGTTCCAATTTCCCCACCCGGGAATTTTTGGATTTCGAAAAACGGAACTTTTGCAAAAACCTAGAACCCTTGTGGGGTCCTAGGCTTTCGTGTCTCAGATGCGGATCTTGGCGACGAATCCGAGTGCCTTGGAGGCGACGGGGAAGATTTGCTCAGCCTTCACGATGGCGAGGATTCCGAGGATGGAGCCGGCGGCGCCCACCACAGCATCGGGGCTGGGGCAGAAACGACGGTGTTTTGCGTCTTGAATCTGCTCAAGCTCCTTGATGCTGCGAAGAGCTTCGCGATAGGCTTCACTGTCGGGATCCATGCCGTCGATGAAAGCGTAAGCCTCTTCGAGGGCCTTCTTGGTGTTCGGCTTGTTGTCGGACATGGTATTCCTTTCAAATGAGGGGTATCATTATAGACCATGTCGATCCCGCGGATCGTCAGACCTCGGAGACCTTCAGAGTGGCCGTGTCCTTCTTGGTCATGTCCTGAGCGGGGGTCTCCAGAGCGGCGTAAACCTCCTGGTTCTTGTGGTCCACATGGAGCACGCCGTCAACCTCGGGCTCGTAGTTCTTAGCCGCAAGACCGAGCAGAGCGCCCAGGAAAGTGTCGAGAGCGGTGATGGTACCCACAACCGCCTCAGTGTGAGGGAAACCCCACAAACCCGCCAGGGCGAGATACAGGGTGGCGAGGGCAGGAAGCAGGATCTGAGCGATCCACTTCAGAGTGTTGTAGGTCTGATTCGACAGCGACATAGCGCTTGTCCTTTCTTCGGGTGTCAGGAAAATGGATCGGAAGCCTGTTCACGGCGTCCATTACCTTTTCGGCAGTCCCGTTTCCGCCGAAAGTGTGGTAGGGCTGATACAGATACTTCTGCAAGTCCTCAAACTCATCGATGGTGATGTAACCACGGGACAGATATGCGGTTCCCATAGCCACGATCTGGTTGTGCGCTAGACCCAGCATTAGCTGCGTCTTGGCATCATGCCTTTCCGCACGTTTCTGGAGATACGCCCAGAGACCAGTACTGGTGAGAACGGAGCCGAATATGGTGATTACTAGCTCCACAGTGTGAGACATTCAGCCTCCGATAGAAACGATTGGGCGAACTCCGTACTTCTCAGCCCACTGGGCCCAAGTGACTCGACGCTGGTTGCCGTAGTACAGGCCGAAGTAGTCCTTGGAAATCTGATCCCGGAGCCAGAAGGACTCGCCCGGGGTCGGAATCGGGTTGCCGACACGGAAATACGAGAACTGACGAGAGATTGGTCCGATAGTGTGGGTGTCGCCATTGATGCGGTTATGCACAAGATATGAGCCGAACATCTCGAACTCGGACGGAATGGTGAGTTGTGGGTACTCCCAGTTCCAGTCCTTCTCTGTTCGCTCCCAGGCATTCCCGGTGTTCTCGTAGCCGTGCGGCTCCATAACAGGGAATGTCCTGAAGTCCGACATGGCGAAGACCTGGGTAAGCGTGGAGAAACGCACCATGCCGTTAGCATAGTCCCGTCGCATCTTGGTGCCGTTCCACCCGTTTTCACACCACCCAGACTCTCCAATGTTGTCGATTCCGAGATTGCGGTCGCTCATGACCGTAATGCGGTGCTGATTCTCGCCATTCGGGTAGTCCAACCACCGGTCGAAGTCGACGATGATCCACTTGCATGAATTATCGTTGTACTGCCAGTAGTCACCCAACCACAAGCCGTCGAACGTCCCATTCCGAATAGCAGCCTTCTGGGCGGGAGTCATAACCCTACCAAGATTGTTGCCTCGAGTGATAACTCGCTTGAGATTCGGGTCGTTGTTGAAGGCGTTGAGGAAATCGTTCTTGTTGTTCAGAGTGATCTGCTTGGGCTGCATGACACTCTGAGCCCACTGAGCATACTGAGCGCCGACCCTACCGCGGCAGTCCGTGACTTCAAAGTCGGCATTCGTCTTGGCTCCCCTGGGAACCCGAATATAGGCGATGATGACTTCGAAGGTGTCGCTCGTCTGGGTAGGCTGAGGAACACCGCCGCCTGAAGTTCCCTGGATAACACGAGTGCCGGCGGAGCGAACGCCGGGTGTCTTGTCGACCCTGAGGGTTATGGCATCATAACGATCGCCGTCCGTAGCGCCCTCGGTGAGCGCGTAGACCTTGTTCGCGTCGTTCTCAATCCAGTGCCCCTTGAACCAGGCGCGACCAGACTGGACAACGATCTCTCGTCCAGAGCCCTTGGCGGCCTGGTAACCTCGGCCCCAGTTCTGGAATATACCGTCCGAGATGACTCCGTCGAACATGCGGCCGAAGTCATCCGCGGAGTACTTTCGGTCTCCATTGATGGAGACGAAGAATCCTGATTTCTCTGTCATGTGATGTTCAACCCCGGTTTCGACTTCTGAATATCAGACAAGGACTCGAACGTCGGATAGAAGACGTCCCCTTCCGAGTCTGACGACGAACGAATATACTCAGTCACCCGAGCGATGTCCTGCTGCCCGAACTCGTTTTGGATCTGCACGAAATCGCCCAGGAAGAAGTCCTCGTTGTAGACGTACATGGACTGTTGGGCGGCCTCACCTGAGAACATCTCGATTGGCATATGGCGCCACAGCTCAGTGTTGCACTGCTCGTGGATCTGGCGATGAATGGATTTCGGGTCGTTAGGGAGAACGCCCTTACCCCCTAAGGAATCCTGCATCATGCCGTTAGTATGTTCGACAGATGGTGACTTGAAATATCCCTCGCGCAAACCAAGTCCGGGGGTTCCCACCGTCACGGAGTTGTTCTGCATGGCGTTATTAGAAGCACTACCGCCAAGATACTCCGCGTCGAGAGTTAGTTGTGTGGGGATTTCGAACTTGACCGCTCCCGAGAATATTTTGGTCCGTGTACCGACTTTGGACTTGAAGTAGGTGGCCTTGGATAGGTTGTCATACTTCGGAGAGAATACTACCGGCGGTCGTTCGCCCTGGTTGAATGTTCGGTTTACGCCGTTGTATGTGTATCCGTACCAATAGTATGGGTCCTCCCCGTCGTACTCGATAGCCCAGCCGGACATGGTCAGATCAGTCAGCTCTTGGACTACCTTGTACCAGGAACCCTCCATACTGTAGGGGTCCTTATCGTAATCCGGATAGGCCGACCAACCGGACGCGTTTCGTATCCTCATATCGCGGACGGGTCCGTCGCTACTGACTTTGATGTTGCCGATGTCCAACGATGAAACTGGTCGCCCTCGCCGAATCCCCTCTGGCAGCTCGTCGACCGAATACCACCCGAAGCCTTTTACATGGCGCTCATGTGACGTATCAAGGGAGTCTCGCTGCTTGAAGAGCAGGTTGCTGTAGTGTTTGACCACATCCTTGACCTTACCCCGGGTTCGCTCCTCTTTGCAGAGGATAGTCCCCTCCCAAATCGGATAAGGATGCATGACGCGTCGGTCTAATACAGACTCGAGACTGCGCCCGCTGACGGTCAACAGCGACTGCTTGCTGTACTCGGTATTGAGCTCGATCTGCTCGATGATCATGAGCTTGTTTGTACCCTTGGTGTACAGATAGTAGTCGAGTTGATAGATCTGCAGGTTCTCCAGGGTTCCAGGAACCGTGAGCTTGAAATCGCCGAAGCCGTGGAACCGCTCAGTCCAGATGATGGACTTGTAGTCCTCGCAAATATGCTGGAGAATCATGGATTCATCAAGAACCGCAAGATACATGTCACACCCCCTGGAAGAGAACGTCGGTTGAGAAATATACGTCCGTGAGATTCGGATCATTCATGGCGATCTGGAACTCGTTGACACCAGGCCTCAGCTTGAGCCAGTCCGAGTTACGATCCAGTGCCGCTATGAACTTGTCCTTGCGCCCGCCCCGGTTCCGGATGATGGACTTGCGTCCTGTCCTGGAATTTACCGTGACGATGTCGCCGCCCACGATGGGATCGACCTTGTAGTAGGTCTTGTCGAGAAATGCCCCGGTGAGTTTGAATTGGTCGCCGGAGAACGTCTCGGTCACCGTGATCGGAAGCTTGGCCCCTGGGCGGAACGTGAAGACCATGGTGAACCCGGTCTCCACATCGCCCTCGTAGTCAATCGTGGCGGACAATAAGCCTCGGTCTTTGCTGAACTCAAGCGACGGGGACGGCTGGTCCATGAAGTCGAACTCGAAAGACGGGATCTCCCTGGACCATTCGAGGTTCTTGTCGATGCTGGTGTCTGCGTCATGCCAGTAGGCATCGGGACATAGGATGGAGATGTTGATCTCCTGTTCCTTCGAGAATATGTCCGCCTCGACGGCCTCAACATACCCCTCAGTCTTGACCCTGCGCTTGTCCGTGTTAATATACACAGTCATGAGCTGCTTGATCTGGAACCAGGAGTATATGCGTTGCCTGCTGGTCTCGATGTCTGGCATGGGCAACGGCGCGAGTTTGATCTTGAGATTCCTCATTCCCGCCCTCGCGCCGTTGAATATAGCCACATCCGTAAGAGCCAGTTCAGTCGTGTTGATCGAGGCCTTCGTAGCCGACAGGCCGTCAACGGATTTGACAGCTACGCCGATCCCCCAAGGATCCCTAAGAGGAAGAACGACGCGTTGCTGTCGGTACGTAAGAAACTCGATTGACTCAATCATAGCTCGTACATGGCTCCCTTCACCTGCTCGATCTGGTTACGAGTCTGGCGGTAGATCTCCGCCTCGGACAGCGCCTTCGGCGAGTTGTTGTACTGGTTGAACACGAGACTTGTGCCCTGGTTGTACGTCTCGCTGGCGGCGGCGTCGTTCGACTTCACCGGAGTGCTAGTAACGACTCGTCCCGCGAGTTGTGCAGTCGCCGTCGTCGTGAGAGTGCCCGCGATCTCCTCCTTGGGGAGAATTTCGTCGAGACGACCCGCCTGCTCCTCGACCTGCGAGAGGTCCAGAACCGGCTTGATCGTCGGATCAGCATTCTCGCCGAATGCGTTGTTCCAAATATCCTTCGCGTTACCGAAGCCCTTGGAGAGCGCGTCGACAGTATCAGTGGCCATGGTAGTGGCCGCTGCGATGCCCTGCTCGGTGTTATCGGTGATACCGTTCGCAAGACCTTGCATCAAGAAATCACCAATCTCGTACATCACCCTCGAAGGAGAATGAATGCCGAATGCTGCTTTGACCTTCGAAACAACGGTGCTGCCCATGCTCGTAACCGCACTGGCGATAGAGGAGAGCTTACTGGTGATCCCGTTCTTGAGGCCGTTGACCAGCTGGATACCAGCATTCTTCATCTGCGCGACGCCCGTGGACACAAGAGTCCTGATGCCTGTACTGATACCCCTAATGATGGCGCTGATGAGTCGAACACCAGCTTGAGCCATGGCCTCGGAGTTGTTCTCGATCGCATCGGCAAGTCCGTTGACGAACTTGATGACGGTCTTGGCAGCTGCATCAGTGATTCGTGGCATCTCGTCGCCGAGACTGGTGATGAACGCCACGATGCAGTCTGTAGCCTTCTGCCCAATCTCAGGAATCTTCTGACTCAGACCATCCAAGAAGGATATGAGCACATCCGAACCTCTCTGGACCAACTGTGGCATGTTATCAATGAGAGCCTGAGACAAGGTCAGGATCAAGAATATAGCACAGTCGATCAAGGCCTGGGCGTTGTCATATATGACCTGGATGATCGCTAGAAGGATCGTGGTCATGAGTTGAACGAACGTCGGGATGGACTCGATCATGGCCTGAGCACCAGACGTCAGGATAAGCTTGAGATACTCGACGATGGTGCCGGAGTTATCGATGAGGACTTGCATGAAGTTGATGAAGCCCTCGCCAAGTGCCGTACCCATCGCGGGCATTCTCTCAATGAAGCCGTCGACCGCAGCGAGGAACGTCTGGACGCCATCGGCTCCCGAGGTCGACAGGTTCGCAATAGCGTCAACCAACTTGGCGATACCCTCAGTCGCCAGACCAACGCCCATCCCGATCATCAGGATGGCGCCGCCCAGTGCAAGTAGGCCAACTGCAGCGAACTCAGCAACATATCCGACAGCCACAAGAGCGGCCAACCCCAGAGCCATGATGGCAATACCCTTGCCCGCCGTGGCCCAGTCCATCTCACCCAGCATCCTCATCACAGGTGCCAGGAGAGCAAGCGCCGCTACCGTCACGAAGAGACCCGCCGCACCAGCGAGACTTCCCCCACCGATGGAGCTGATCCCAACGAGAACGGCCAGGGCCGCTGACATCATGACCAGACCCTTGAGGTAGTCGCCCCATGGCATGGATGCGAAACTCGCAATATCGCTGGCGATGAGTTTAAGCGTCGCCGCCAGGACAAGGATCGTTAGAGCCCCGACAAGAGACTTGCCGCCGGAGAGCTTGTCACTTCCGAGCCTTTCGACAGTGAACGTCAAGGACGCCAGGCAAATATCCATAGCGATGATGCCCTTGATCGTGTCGCCCCAAGACAACTCACCGATCTCGGTTAGGACTTTCGCAATTTGTCGCATGGTAAATGCCAGCGCAAGGAATGCGAATGCCGAGGCCTTCTTGATCTTGACCGTGCCCATCTGGGACATCATGGTCATCATCTTCATGATAAGACCGAGTGCCAGAACACCCTGAGTCAAGTCGGACAGACTCATCTCGCCAAGCGGTTTAACCGCATAGGCAAGGAGCATGACGCCGATACCCAGCGGAATTGCCGTGAGGGCGAACGCCAGGATATCCTTGTTCTTCTTGGTGGTCGTATCAGCCACCATCATCAGCATCTTTATGACTGCGAAGAGCCCAAGGGTTCCCTTGAGGATATCATCCCAGTCCATGGTGCCGATGTTGTTCAGCGCCTTGCCTAGTAGGAGTGCGACTCCGGCCAATACGACCAGCGCCAGCATTCGCTTAGCGAGCCCTTTCGTGTCCTTGCCTTCGCCGGCGCTGGACAGCTCGTCCTCCGCCTTCTTCAGCATGTTGAACATGAAATATAGAGCTGCGCCAGCAGCCACAATCTTGCCTGCCGGGATCTGGGCGACGACCCAGAGCGCAGCGGCCAGAACGAGAACGGCTCCGGCGAGAATAAGGACGGTGGTGGCCTTGACCTTGGCGGTCGTAGCCTCCATTGATTCTTTGAACCCGTCGATGACGTCCTTGACACTGCCGAGAATTCCAGCGAAGTTGGATCCGGCTTTGCCCCACTCCTTGAAGGTGTTGATAACATTCCGGGCAATTGCGAGGAATGTAACCAGAGCGCCCGTCTTGAGGATGGCGTCGAATATGCCTCCGTAGTCGCCGTTGTCGGCCATGTTCTTGAGCTCAGCAAACGCGCCCTTGAACGGCTCTATGAGAGCCTTGGCGGCGATGACGGCGTAGTGGCCAACGGTGGACAGAACCTTGCCGATGCCCTTGATAAGCTTGACGAAGTTATGCCACCCGGACGTAGCCTTGTCCTTGAGCTCAAGGTTGGCGATGAACTCCTTGGTGGTGTTCCAGCCGTACTTGACAGACTCGGCATACTCACCCATTAGCGTCTTGAGGTCGCTGAACGCCTTATGGAACGGTTTGGTGTCGAAGTCGAAGTTCAGAGTCGCCAGATTCTTGAGGACGCCCCAGACACCAGCTCCAAACGACGAAAGAATACCGCCCAGGGACGACAGCCAAGCAATATCGGGCCCATTCTGCATGGCCTCAGCCCACTCGCTAAACTTGGTGGACACCTCATCGTAGAGCGCAGCCAGACGCTCCATCTTGGGAGTCAACCAGTCCTCGACAACGATGGCCTGCTTGTTGATACACTCGGTTAGCCAGTTGATGAAGCTGGTGAGCTTGTCGATTGCCGGGATAAGATGGTCAGCCAGATGCTGTCCCCAGAAATATGACTTCTTGAAGGCAGATTCGAACAGGTCGACGATCTTGTTCTTGAGCTTGGTGAACTTGGACTCGTTCGCCTCGGCGGTATCACCGGCCTCTTCAGTCGAGTCACCCACGATACCGAGCGACTGCCCGACCTCCTGGGCGCTCTCCTTGAGCTCCCTGAAGGGGGCGACAATGGCCTCCTTGATTCCGGAGCCTGCAGACCTCAAAGCCTCCCACAGGTTATCCCAGGCCTCCTTGAGGCGCCTGAGACTAGGCGTGATCTCGTCATGGAACCCCTCGGAGAAGTTACCCCAGATACGCTTCAGGCCGTTACCAGTCCAGATGAGGGCCTTGATGACGTTGTCAGCGACATTCAGACTCTCATACCAAGCTTGAACGGCCTCGACGCTCTCTAGGAGACTCCAAGACCAACCCGCGGTGTGACCACGGAGGTTGGAAATGATGGCTCCTAGTCCCTTGAGTGCTCCACCGGCGATCCATCCGATTACCTTGGCGAAGTCAGTGAGAACCAGTACACCTATTTTGACAATTCGGAAGAACGACTCGAAGTAGTTGCCGATCGACTCGACAGTGGCCTCACTGGGGACCAGCTTGGCCATGAAGTTGGCGAACGCCTCGGACATCGCATACAGGCCCTCGGCAGACGGACCGCTGAAGACCTGCGAGAACGCCTGACCGATGCGCTGGAGCGGATCCCACATGGCGTGGAACAGGGATGCGAGCCCCTCAAGGACCTTCTGCCTACCGCCGAGGTCAGCCCAGCCCTGGAGGAGGGCGTTTCTGGCGTTGCCCATCTGAGTGATAACGCCACTCGGGCCTGTGAGGAACGCCCCGACCTTGGTCCACAGTTCCTTGGCCTGCTCGAAGTCGCCGAAGATGATTCGGAACGACTGAGACCAGGATGAACCGAGCTCCTCACCAATAACGCCCATCAACTGGGAGAACGTCTTGATATCCTGAGCCGCGGACATACCGGTCTTGGCCAGTTCCTGGATCTGAGCGACCTGCTCTTCGGTGTACCCCATGGAAAGAAGCTGCTCGTCGGTGTACTCACCGGCCATCTGCTTCAGGGTCTCCATCATGATCTCCTGGTCCAGCCATCCCTCCTGAAGGGAGAGTCTGAATGAACCGTTCTTGGCGATCATCTCGTCGACGCTCTTGCCATGAACCTTGGCTGTCTGAATAAGCTGGTCCTGGAACTGCTTGGTGGCGATACCAGCGTTTTCCAGGGACATCCAGTCCTGAAGCTTCACTGTTCCCGCGGCCATAGCCTGCGAAAGCTGGTACATCGCCCTCGAGGTGGACTCGGAGTTAGCACCAGCGACTGCTGCCCAGTTCGCCAAACCCTTAATCGACGCAACTGAGTCGTCCAGCCCAATACCGGCAGCGGTGAACTTACCGATGTTGGACGTCATCTCGCCGAAGTTGTAGATGGTCTGGTCCGCGTAGGTGTTCAACTGATCCAGAGCCGCGTTCACAGTCTGGATCGTCTCGCCCTTCTGGGCGGTGTTGGCGAGAATGGTCTGAACGGAGTTGAGCTGGAGCTCGTACTCCTTCATGCCGTCGATAAGAGGCTGAACAGTGAAGCTCGAGAGCATCGAGGAGCCGATTTCGGCAATCTTCCCGCCGATGCTGGCGAGTGCGCCGAACGCAATCGACTGGAGAGCCGAGAATCTGCTCGTGGTCTCGGCGATGCCCGCCTGGGCCTCCGAGAAATTAAGGTTCTTGGCGGCCGCTGAGACCTGATTGATCCCTTCAACGCCGCCTCGGAATGCCAATCCCTCCTCGAGCTTCTTGACTCCGTTAAGAGAGTCCTGAACCCCGTTCATGAATTGGCCGTTGTTGAACTTTAGAGCGACTACCCGCTCCTCGATTGACGCCACTAGCCTCTCACCGCGCTTTCAAGCTGCTTGACGATGCTGTCGAATATAGGCCTGAGCGCCGGATTTATATAATCCACGCCCTGGACATAGCCACCGGTCCTGGTGCCATGCCCGTATTGCAATATGACTGCGATCGGGACACCCTGCTCCACGTGGGAGTTGTTCCAGACCAGCGAGACTCGGTTTCGGCTCCGCTTGATCTCGTAGGACCAGCTGGATGCCGTGTAACCGGACCTGACCGGGGTAGCGGCAGCTAATGCGGCCACCCCGGCCTGTCCGCAGTCGTCGAGGAAATCGAAGAAGCGGCCCTCTTTAAGTCTCTCGAGCCACTTCCCCGTGTCCATCCTCGAATCCATCTCCAGCGTGAACGCTGGACTCATGCTGCCCTCTCTAAGGCGGCCGCCATGCCAGACACAATGGCGCCCATAGCCCCTCGAGACCATGCCGTTTGGAGCTGGGCAGCGTCAGCGGGAATATGGGCAACCGTTGGGAGACCTGAGGCCTTCAAGGGATCCCATGCGGTCTGGGGCGCATCGAACTCCATGGACAGAATATCACAGACCTGACCCGTGAGGAAGTCTGGATAGTTTGTCTTGCCAATATCCGCGTTGTAAGCGTAACCCCAGGTCTTGAAGCCGCGCTCTCGCATCATGTCGAACGCCCACTTGGAGTCGTAATACGCCTTGAGGATGACCTTCTGCTCCATGCCCTTGAACATGGCGCAAACTTCTTTCCACTCACCGAGCTTGTGCTTTGGATCGAAGACGATGACGTGACTCTCGGAATACGTATCGATTAGCCAATCGATCGTCGCCGGCAGGTACTGGGTCTTCGATGCCTCGGCCTTGATCTCAGCCCAGGTGTACTCGTCAGCGTTCTTGGTCAGAGCCGGAACAAGACGCGACAGGCTCTTATCGTGGCAGCCAAACCATACGCCGTCCTTGCTCCGGGCGGCCGAGAACTCCAGCGCATGTGCATGGTAGTCAACCGCCTGAGTGTAGCCAATCTCAGTGTGCTCGGGCCAGGACTGGGATGACCCCCTATGTCCCACGATGAAATGCGGCGTACTGAGCAGCTCGGCAATCGTCTTGGCGCCCCCTGGGATTGCACGCATCGTGCTTGTTGGCGTCTCCCGAGCTCCGTCCCATACGGTAACTCGAACGCCGGAACCATCAGCAAGAGTTGGATCTAGCGTACCGGTCTCCGCCTGGAGCTGGACGTCGACTCCGAAGAGGGTTTTCACACCAGTTTCCGTTGGTGGAACATATGGCGACTGAGCATAGCCAACGACGATCGACGACCAAGACAGCTTGGAATCCTTGCCCCATGCGCCGTTGGTCAATGACTCGACGTTGGGCGGGAAAGTAGCCACTGGAAGGGCCGCTATGTCGTGCTGCACGAACCCTGTGATCTGAGGAAATGGCCCGTTCTTCCAGCCGTCGGCGCTTCCTCCAGGTACACGAGGGACCAGGCTCTTGACCTTGGCCCCATCGAATACCATGAGAACTGCAACGTGCCGTCCGTTGTGGGCAGGGTCCGGAGACTTCCACACAACGTTCTGTGTGTCGGCAGGATCGGCAACCATTTTGACGGCTACGGTACAAGACCGGATGTCCTCGCCGCCGGCGTACTTCCCGGTCCAACCAGCGGGCGTGCAGTCCCGCATGTGGTTGAGTTGGCCGCCCACTACGAGTAGAGCCCAGTCCCCAGCAGCCGACGAAACGCTGAGTTTCTCGTCCTGGTTCTTAGAGACCGCGATACCCTTCATGTGGGATGCCATGATCAGGCCTTTCGTACGATAACCGTGTTCGGAGGAGTACCCGCGGGCACCTGCTCCTCACGACCGAGGACCATGACGTTCCTGTTACCGCCGCCTCCGCCACCAGCAGGACGATTAGTCTTGATGGTAACGTCGACGACGCTATCCTCGCTCAGGGTGACGTTCTTGGCGGCGCTCCAGCCCTGGTCATCCAGGAAGAGTCGAGCGTTGGTGCTGCGGAAGAACCACACCATACCGTCGATCTTGCCGTTCTCACCGGCAGTGTCGACATAGGTGGGTCCGTCATCGGGATCGACGGTTAGTGTGGCGAACGGGGGAATGTCTCCTTTGACGTGACAGTAAGGCACGATGGCCTCACTTGCCCTCGTCGGACTTCGGCTTGGCCTCGTTGAGGGCCTTCAGGATCAGGTCCTGCTTGTAGGAGATGTCCTTCAGCCAACCAACGATGGGGCCATCGAAACGGCGACCGGCGATGCCAGCACCCGTCTGGTCAGAGACCTCGACGAGGCGGTCCTTGATCTCGGAAAGCAGATCTGTGGCGTATGACACTTCGAGTTCCTCTCCGCCGTCGCTCGTGCCCTGAGACGGACGGCCTTTGTTGTACCAGTAGCGGCATGCATCAGAGAACGGCACGCCGTACGCTTCGTAGGACCCATACATGGTCCCAGAGTTGTAGCGAGACCCCACTCGGCGGAGGTCCTCGTACGAATCGCCCTCAGCGTCGATGAGACCTTTGAGGATGGAGCAGCCGACCTCGGCCGACTTCTGCGGATCCCACCAAGCCCGGTCGGGATCGTTGATGAAATACCCGTTGTAGGTGATCTGAAGCGGCCCAACGCCGTTCGAGGTCCCCCACTCGGATACGATGGGCCAGAAGTAGTTCTTGAAGTTGTGCTCCGTGACCTCGCCCCAGCCCGAGCAGGCGCCTCCGGCGTCGTGGCCGTAGATGTTGGCGCCCTCCTCACCGGTCTCCACCTTGAGGCAGCCGAGAGCAGCCCACCAAGGACACCCAGTGGCGTCGGCGGCGCGCAGAACGGCTTGCTGGATGGAGGTTCCGGAGGATGACTCGGCGTGCGAGGGGGCCGAACTGCCGTGGTTGTCCCGTCGACGGAGACAGTGGGTCCAGGATGCGGACAGAGTGTAGGGGTGATCGTTGTAGTAAATAGACCGGACCTCGCTGCCGGTCTGATCCCCCATGTACCCGTCAATGCTTCCATCCTCGGCGATCCATGCCTCGGACAGGACTGTCGGATTAAGAGCAGTCACCATGGCGACGTGGCCTTTACCACCCGAGTCTGCCTCGGACAAGACAATGTCGCCGACCTCGAATCCGCCGTCGGGCTCGTTGCCCGTCCAGGAATCCGAGATGTCGGCGAAGTTGCGAGCGAGGCACTCATCCCGCAGCGATCCGGTCCAGGTTGACCGCGGGAAATAGCCAGCGGTGAATGGTTCGCCCCACTCGTGGTGAGCCGCGAGGTTGTAACAGCCCGCAACGAGAGCTGAGCAGTCGGCGTTGGCGGGAGGGTTGATGAGCCAGCCATCCCAGTCGGACCGCTCGTAGAAGGTCCAACGATCTGGCTGGGAATAACCGACATCCGCGACGTCGGCGTAGTACCTGGCGCAGGATGCTGCGTATTGAGATACAGTCATTGTGACCTTTTCAGCCGTTAGAGTTCTCGATGGGGGCGAAGAGTACCGGGATGATTCGTGCGCCGTTGGCCTTGAGCTGCGCACGAACGCGCGGAGGCGTTGCTGCATCTCCGGGCCAGATCTCGATGATGGAACCGTCGTCCGTGTAGTCCCCCTTGGGAAGAACAAACGTTGCCCGGCTTCGAACCTGGATCTCCTTGGGAAGGTCAACGACCTTGACGTCCCTAGTTCCGTTAAGGTCCTGAGTCTGCCAGTCACTATTGCGCTTGACGTAGACCATGCCCGCCATGATGCGGTAGACGTAGGCGTTGTCATCGGGACACTTGATCCAACCAGTGTCAAACGTCCCATACCCAGCGGCAGCCCGGTTGTTGAACCACACGACCTTCTCGGACATCGACTCCTTGAGGTCGATGATCTTCTGCTCCGAGGAACCATCCTTTCGGACGACCCGAACCAGGGCCTTGGATCCCTCGTAGAAGGGGACGTCCAGCTCAAACTCAGGATTCGCTCCCAGGGTGATCGAGGCGTCGGTAACCCCATTGGTAGGGGAGATGTAGACGGTACTGAACGGACTGGACTCTCCTCGAACTTTACCGTGGAGAAGAGGAGTGACACCAGGCATGTTAACCTCTCGAGTTGTACTTGGCCCGTCTCGCCGCGTTCAGAGCCTGATTCTGTCGAAGCATAGCGGCGGTCGACATCTTCTTGTCGGGTTGGTTCTTGACGTTGCACACTCGAATGAGTGTGAGAAGTCGATGAAGGTGCCAGTGCTGGCACTCGAACGGAATCTGGAGAGCGACCATCCAGTAGTAGACCAGCTCCGAAGTGATAACGTTTCGAGCGGGGCTGGATCCCTCGGACTCCACGAACGTGGTAGCCGTCATCGGGTCCTCGATGTACTCTCGAATCCGTTTCACGTTCTCCATGGACAAGTGCGAGTAGACGACGGGGTCGACGTCATTCAGGGTCATGCACTTGATGTAGTCCGAGACCTGCTCTTCAGTGAGCTTCTCGTTGCCGATGTACGGGATGTGCCATTTGGACTCCCATTTTGACAGAGCGACTAGACTGTGCTCGAGCTCGAGGTCGCCCTCGAATCCGTTGATGAACTCGTTTCGATCCTCGTCGTAGAGCTCATCCCCGACGACGTGAATCGTCAGCATTCGTTCCTCCCTGGGTCACCACGGGCCCCGGAGCGAATCACGAGGCCCGTGGGAGTTGTCAGGCCGCAGCCTTGACGGCGGCGATGACCTCGTCGGGAGTCGGGAGCTTCGGGTCGCCAGTCCCGTCGCCCCAGATCAGCTTCTCGATAGCGGTCATACCGGCCTTGCCCACGACACTGGAGTCGAGGGTAACAACACAGGTCGGCTTATGGCCCGTGACGTTCACCGGGGTGCCCTTGAAGGACCACGAGAAGGTGATCGCCTCAGGAGAGTCGTTGACCGTGCCGTAAGAGCGCTCCGAGGGGGAGGCTGCCAGGCCGTACAGAAGGTGCAGCTTGTAGGCGAAGTTGTTCTTCTGCTGGTCGTTACCCTTGATGGTGCGGTAGGCCAGGCCGAAGGAGGTGCGCTCCTGCTGACCGATGACGACCTTGTCGACCACAGCCGAGCCGTCACACTGGAGCCACTCGTCCGGGTAGGTGTAGGCCTCGATCTTGCCCTCGAACGTCTCCGCCGAGGTCAGAGAGAGGTACTTGATGTTGTCCGCGTACAGGTCGGTCTGCTCCGCACCAGTCGGGGTCTCGGTCACGTTGGTGAGACCCGACCAGGCGACGCCCTTGCCGTAAGCGCCAGTGGTGGGATTGACGGCGAAGAGGACCCCACGGTCCACACCAGTCTCATAGAACTTCTTGCCCGTCTCGTCCCATGTAAGGGCTGCCATCTATACTCCTTGGTAGATGTTGAACACGTCGTGATGAAGGTTGTGCGAGACGAAGTGCCTCTCGAAGGTGCACATGGGCATGCCTGCCAGGACGTCCAGCACCGGCTCGTCGGGATTCCTGCTGATGAGGGTGACCGAATAACGCGGTGTGTACATCCAATTGGCGTTGTCCCCGAACTTCGAGTCGGCTCGACTCCGTTCGTACACGATGCACGGGTAGGTGAGCTGGACGGACTCCGGGGGTTGGAAGTAGACGTTCCTAGAGCCCAGGGCCTCGATGAGTTTCTGATGGAACTCAAGGCGTTGGGCCATTGTACACCTCTCCGAGGTTGAGGATGAGACGGGGGCGGCGGACCTCCACGTTTGTGACGACCCAGCGCGCCCCCATCCATCTCACATACTTGATGGCGAAGAAGTTCTCCTCGGCGTAAGAATCGGCCAAGATGGAGATCTCATTGTTGAGTCGGAGATTCTGGAGAACCTTCGGCTCGCTGTCGTACTGCTTCTGGGAACGGTTCACGTCCCCGTAGTACTCCCTCTCCGTGATCTTGTCCTCGAACACTCCCGGCGATGTCTCGACGGCGTGCCCGTAACCTATGCTTCCGAAGAATCTTGCCATTTTGACCGGATCAGGCCGTAGCCTTCTCGATGACGATCGCGGACTTGTACTTCGTCAGAGAGCCCGAGCAACGAGCCTCCAGCAGGTACTTCTGCTGGTTGAAGTCGATGTCGAACTGCTCGAAGAAGGAAGTCTCGCCGCCCTTGTCAGCACCCAGGGTGTAGTCCTGCATGTTGACGATGATGCCGAGCAGGTTCTGGGTCTTGCCGCCGACCTCGCGCTTGGCGCCCTCCATGACCTCAACCTCAATGACATCGGAGACGTTCAGGGCGTTGGCAACGGCCTGCTTGGTCTCGTAGATGTAGCGCTGGTTGATGTCCTTGATCTCGAGCATGTCGCACACGAACGCGTTCGTGGTGAACAGGACCGGCATGCCGGAGCCTTTGTAGAACTTCCGAGACCGACGAACGACGTCGATGATGTCCGGAGTCTTGGCGTCCTTGTCGATAAGAACCTTGTGGGAGAACAGCTCGTCATCCTTCCAGATCGGACGGATGTTGTTCTCCTTGATCTTGTCGGGGTTGGACACCTCGCGACCGTCACCGATCAGGACGGCGCGAGCGAGCTCCTCCTCGAGGGCGAAGCGCAGGTTCTGCTGCATCCAGGCGACGACGTTGAACGTGGTGATGTCGAGAACATCGTCACGGTCGATCTTCGTCTTGTTGTAAACGGTCGTCGGCTCGGTCTTCCGGTTGGCGACCTCGTAGACGACGTCCTTCTTGCGGCTGGCCTTGACGTAACCCTTGGCCCGCAGGTCGTCAGCGGTCAGGTTGGACCACTGGGTCTTGACACGGGAGAAGGGAGAGTGCTTTGCGCCCTGGAGAACCTTGGAAACCCAAGAGTTCTCGCGCATGATGCGCTGGGGCTCCGGGTCCAGATTGGTGGCGTCCGGGAACAGCAGCTCCGGGTTCTTGATACCGTAGTCCGCGGCGTGAGCCAGGACCGCGGTGCGGAGCGTCATGCCGGGCTGGCGAGCCTCAGCGAAGATCTGCTCCTCATCAGCGTGAGAGAGGTGCGGGCCCATAAGGTTACGAGCGTCGCCCTCGAAGATGTTGGAATGCATCAGAGTATCACCCCCAGAGTCGCCGTGCTCGGCGTCCTCATCGTAGTCTTCGTCGTCATAGTCCTCATCGAACTCTTCGTCCTCGTCGAAGTCCTCATCCTCGGCATCAACGTCACCGCTGATCTCCTCGATAAGGGCCGCAACAGCCAGACGCTGGTCATCGTCGAGGGTCTCGAGGACATCGGCGACCGTGAGGTCGTCCTCGTCGTAAACCTCGTCTTCGTCCATGGATTCTGTGTCCTCCGTTGTTTCTCCGGAATCGTGCGAGAGCGTGAGACCGGAATAAATGACGGCCTCGTCCTCGGACTCGGTCCATGAACCATCCGAGTGCTCCAGAGCAACGTTGTCGATCAAGGCGCCCGGGTTGGCCCCGGACAGGACCATGGAAACCTCGACGATGTTGCCGTGAATAACGTCAGCCCCTCGCTGGTCGAGGCGGTTGGCGTAGATCGAGAGAGCCTTGACGTCGCCGTGCTTCACGAGCTCCTTAGCATTCTCGGCGCCAGGAGTGTCGTTGAAAGCGCAGTAGGCGTAAACGCCCTCATCCCGATTCTCGAGCAAAGCGTGCCCGAGAACGTTGTCGACGGCGTTGTGCCCATGCTGCCATACAAGCGGCACGCGCTGGCCGTCATTCTCCTTGAACGCATTATGCTTGATAGTGCGTCCGTCGGAGCAGGTCAGGTCGTTCTTAGTGGCCCAGCCACTGAAGTCGAACTTCATCCTTCTCCTCTGACTTGGCTCATCGGCATGCTGAGCACTGACTGAACATCAGGACCACTGGGGCCCGGAATATCCCCCTCGCCGTCCAGGGAGGTATCACCCATCTGAGGGTTGATGTTCGGGTTCTGCAACTGATCCGCCTGCTCGTTCGGGGACGGCGGAAGACCAATCCTCGTACGGGCCTCGTTCGGGGTGATGACCTGGTCCCTGAGCATGGTGTCCAGAGACGTGACGATCTGGCTCGGAGGAACGTTCTTGAACGGGTCGCGGATGTACTGCACGGCCTGCCCCTGGGTGCGCGCGGTCTTCGTGAGGAAGGCCTTACTCATCCCGTCGGCGAGTGCCGAGAGTACGGGCTCCACAGCCCGGTTCCAGTAGTGCGTCCAGACGATCTCCGTCGCAGTCCCCTTGAAGACGTCCTCCGAGATACCCAGTCGACTCATGAGCTCGGCGGTGAGGAACTTGATCTGATCGAGCAGGTTGTTCTCCGCCGGGCGGTTCAGCTGAGTGATCTTCTCGGAACCGTCGGTGTAGGCGATCCCGTGTCCGCCCTTGCCGAGCTGGTCCTCGATGGACTGGATGCGGTTCTCCGCCCGCTGACGCATGGCTTCGGTCTTGACAACGTAGGGGAGCTGAATGATGATGTCCAGCTTTCCGGTGTACGTCTTCTCGTCGGCCAGGTCCAGCATGGAGAGCTTGCGGCTCAGTCGCTTGAGGGTCGAGTTCGGCTTGTTCATCACCTCATAGAGAGGATTCTCGATGATGGCGACGGTGCGCTTCGGCAAGATCACCCGCTGCTTGGTTGAGCGAGCCTGGTTGTAGACCTCCACCTCGACCTGCTCGGGGAACCACTGGGTGATCCGCCCAACTCGCAGTTGTTTGATGTCGAAGCTGTTGTTGGTCCTCGGGTCCAGGTCCGATTCGACCGGAACGATTGCGATGACGCCCTCGTCGAACAGAGACAGCACGGCATCTTGGATGAAGGCTCGGCCGCTCTGGTCGATGTTGGGCTCCAGCATCAGGCAGTCGTTCAGGGCTGACCGCCGAACGCCAACAAACGTTCCATTTTGAGCTGTGTCGACATGTCGGATCGGCGTGGCGGACACGTCGATGGCGATCATGTTGAACAGCGACGAGATGATCGACTTGTCGGCTGTCCATCCGAGAGCGAGCCGGTCGGCCCGTACGGAGTAGGACGGACCGAGGTTCGATCGATCGATGTCCCTGCCAGTGAAGGCGTTGTAGGCGTGCTGTAGTCTATCTCGCAGTCCTATGTCCTTCACCTCCTAGTCGAACATGTCCTTGTTGAGTTTGTAAGCGACCCAGGCGTCCATCAGGGCGGCGACCGAGTCGATCTTGTTCTCCCGTCGGGCCTTCAGGAGCTTGCGGTTCCCGTTGGTGTCCTCCAGGGTGATGGCGTTTCCCATCGTGAAGGTCATCATAGACTGGTCAAAGAGGAGCTTGCGGTCCTCCGCCATGTCCTTGATCTCTCCCAGTGGCACGGACTCGGTCCGGGCTCCCTGGATCACTTTCTCGATGCCGAACGGTCCGTTCTCGTTCTCCCAGCGAGTCACGAACTCCTTGGCGTTGTATGGGTCGAAGCCCAGGCAGCGCACGTCGTACTCGCAGTCAGCGATGAACGCCTCGAGATCTTCGTAGACGTTCATCATGTCAAGAACCGTACCCTCGAGTACCATGAGCGAGCCCTCCTGCAGGAACTCCTCATACTTCTGACGAGTGGCTCCCGGAAGGCGCAGCATGGTGCGCTCGGAAATGTAGCAGCGCGTCTTGACGCCAAACCTGCCCCGGCTGAGCGGGAACAAGAATGTGAAGGCGGTGAAGTCATCGCCCTGCGACAGGTCGACGCCGATAGAACAAGGCATACCCCAGAAGTCCTGACGGTTGTGCCGCAGGGTCTCCTCGTAGGTGAAGAAGTACGTGTACCCCTCCATGGGAATGCCGAACCTCTTGGCCAGGATGTCGTTCCTAGCCGCAGGCACGTGCTCCGCCCTTTCGACGTCCCGCTGATATGTCTCGTAGGAGACTGTAGCGCCGAGGTTGGGCTGGGCCTTCAACCAGGTCGACGGATCCCCGACCTCCTTGAGGTCATCGAGCCTGTAGTAGAAGATGGATGTGTGAGGATCCGAGTACTCCCCTCGAAGAATGTTGAGGAGCTCCATCTTCATGTTGTCGCCGGCCGAGTTCCTAACGGTACCCTCCGAGGACACAGCCAGAATAAGCCAGTCGTCGACTTTGGACGCGCCCTGTTCGATGGCGCCAACCACGTCTTCGCGAATGTCGCCAGAGAGCCACTCGTCCACCGTGTTCATCTTGGTGCGAAGGCCCTGGAGTTTATCGATCGACATGGGGCGAACCTCGAGCAGGCTGTTGGTCATGAAGTTCTCGATCCCCTTCTTGGTGGGGACGAGCTTCTGCCTGAGTGCGCGGCTGCCGGTCGTGTTCTGCAGAGACCCCTGAGTCATGAAATCGAACAGGGGTCCCTTGGCCCTTGTGATGGCGGTGCGGAAGGGCTGCATGACCTCCTCGGCCTGCTTCATCGTCGGCGCCGTAGTCACCTGGTGGGTGGTTGACGTGTCGATCGTGAGGAAGTAGGCTTGAAGAAGGGTTTCGTAGAGGGACTTCGCCCCGCCTCGAGCGACGATGATGTACTGCTTGTTGATGAGGCGCTGCTTCACCCGGCGTTTCTCGAAATGCCCGCCAGCTGTCGTCTTGTTAGGGACGTAGACTGATCGCTCGGTGAAGATCCACCATCCGAATATCTGTTCAGCCCAGAGCTTGAAGCTCGGTAGGAGTCGAAGATCGGATCCGTCGGTTAGAGTCATCTCCGCTTCCGCGAAGCGGATGAACCCCTCCACAGCGTCGCTATCGTAATAAAAGCCGGGATTGCGAATCCGATCATCGATCCGGTTCATCTCCATCTCGATCTCCTTGCAGATCGGAATCCGGCCTGCGAGGACATCATCTCTGAACTCAGCGTAATATCGCGGGGTAGCGGTATTAGACAACATGGTCAGCGGCGGCGCTTCTTTGAGGTTCCGCTCTTCTTACCGCCGGCGGCCTTTCGGTTGATAGCCGCGCCTGCTGCCGCTGCGGCCGCGTTAGCGCCTACTCCGACGCCTAGTCCGAGGGCGGCACGTTTGGCGAGCTTATCCGCAGCGGCGCCCTTAGGTCTCACGACCCGGGTTCCGGTGGTAGCGAGCTTCCTGTAGCCAACGCCCTTACCCGGAGCCTTAGCGGCCTGTTTGCCGAACTTAGACTTAGCCGCCCCTGCCGCCTTACCAGCCGCAGACTTGGCCGAACGGGCAGCCATGCCGGCCGAAGACTTCACACCGCCGACGCCACCCTCAGCCGCCTTGCGTGCCTTATTACCAGCCTTCCAAGCCTGATTCTTGGCCTTGTAGCCGGCGCCTTTGACTGCGTTACCAGTCTTGAATGCGGCGGCATTGGCAGACTGAGCCGTAGCAAACCGCTTGGCCTGGGCCTTCTTGACTCGAGCCTGTGCGCCGAGGTTGCGACCCTTACCCTTGGCAAAGTCCTTAGCGGAGGCTCCATGCTTCTTGGCCAGAGCAGCGATCTTCTTACCCTTGCCCGACTTGTGCAGGTAGTACCCGGCACCAGCGGCAGCCGCCGTACCGAGAACACCGGCAATGGCTGCTTTCTGCTTACGAGAGAGGCCCTTGCGCTTCTTGGTTGATCCGGCGCCTCCGGAAGCCGCTCGCTGCTTGCGAACGCCCCACTTCATGCCTTTGACGCCATGGTGAGCGAGGACCTCGTCCTCGTCGATGAAGAACAGTGTGTCTGTCATGTCATAGTCCTATTACTTGAACCGTTTGGCGCCCTTGATGGCAGCGGATCCACCCTGGCTAGCCGCCTTCTTCAGCCCCTTCTGGATTGCGTTCTGCAACGTGTTGAATGCAGCCTCCTCGGCCGCCTTCCCTACCTTGCTGCGGTAGCGCTCCATCCGGGTTTGGGTCAGCTGACGGTACTCCTTCTCCAACCGGATACGGTTATTGACCCGCCTAAGCTGATCATCAGACATGCCATCTATTTTGGCCTGCTTAGCCGAAGTCCACTTCTTCGCACCCTTGATGCGGGACTTGCGGATTCCCCAGCGCATACCCTTGATGCCGTAGTACATCTTGGCCTGGGTGAATTCCTTGGCGTCGCGACGAGCACGGCGGCGAACGCCCCACTTCATGCCT